AAAATATTTTGCTAATTACAAATGTATTTGTTGCCACATCTGAAATTGCAAAAACTCCGTTATAGCCTGTAGTGCTAGTAATGCTAACCTCGTTTCCATTGCTCAAGCCATGCGATGCAGACGTTACCGTTGTAGTATTTGCTAGAGGGTTAACACTTAACTCCCATGTTCCCGCTGCATCATTCGCAACAAAAGTGTCTGTAATTACAAAAGTATTGGTTGCCACACCAGAGATAGTAAAAGTTCCGTTATATGAATTTGTGCCAGTAATCGAAACGAAATTACCATTACTCAACCCATGAGCATTTGAAGTAATAGTCGTTGTTGTTGCCCCAGCACTAACCATAGCTGTGATAGAGCCTTTATTTAACTCTTCATACTTTGTTATCGAACCTGTTACTTTTGCATCAATAATTATTGTAAAGGAAGCTGCCCCAGACGGAGTATAAGAACCTCCAGAGGTCAAATCGTTTAGTCCCGAACCAGTAAAACTTGCGGGATTTACATTACTACCTGCTACTTGGTGCGCTGTTAATAAAGCATTGGCATGAGTGATTGAACCTGACTCAGTAAAGGTATTTAATTTCCCAAGAGCAGGTACTAAACCGAAAGTACCAGTTTCAAGCCGAGCAATTAAAGTTGTGCCTGGGCGTTTACGAATAGCCTTACCCGTTGTCACATAACCGTTTTTTAATTCTCGCAAACGGTTAGCATCAGACACGGACGCACCTTTCCGCAAATCCTTACCTAATCCAAAATCTTGAAACGTAATTACTGGCATTTAAATATCATCCAAATGAACATGACGAGTAAATTCAGAATATTCTCTGTCAGAAGAAATTCCACCGCTAGAAGTTAGCCGAGAATAACGCTTGCTTCCCATCCCCCCAGACTTTAAACGCTGCAATAAAGAGTTTAATTGCTGGACGTATCCCTGTGCGTCACGATGACCGTAGTGGGATTTAGCGTTACTAATTGCATGGAGCAAAATTAAATCCCCATCAATACTTGCTCTATCTGCATCTTGTGTAAATCTCCCCAGACGTTGAACGTGTTCCAGCCAAATCGTATAGTTAGCTGAATCAGGTGAAGGCCAAATCTCTATTTGATTTCTAATCTCATATCGAACAGGCTTATTCTCTGTCGTTGTATAGTTATCGTGAGGCCAATCTATGCCCTCAATTAAAGGATAGATATTAGGTGAAGACGAACCTGTGTCTTCAGCAAGTACAGCAATCAACCTATCTGGGTCTACCGCATCAGGCCAATCATATAAAGTTTGGGACTGATTAGTGACGATTGACTTGTTAACTGAAATTAAAAATTTCCAATCAAACTGCCAATATAATTGCGACTGTGCATTTCTTAGGAAACTATCTATGATAGAAGTATTAGCCCCCGACCTGCCACCAGTAGAAGCAAAGCCAAGACGGTCACGCAACTCCTGTCGCAATTCCCCCAATGTTCTCTTTAGTGGTAATGCCATCTAATCCAGCCTTTCTTGCAAGGTTCAGCAAAATACGTTTGTTAGCCATAGGCGTATAATTTACATCTTTACTTTTCAATAAAGCTTTCAGTTCATTCCCGGTCAAAGATTCAAGACCATCTCCTTCAGCTTCAGCTCTGTCTTTTTTATTAGAAGGAGCTGCATAAGCCCCTTTACCAAACTCAGAGGTATATTTTGCGGAAGCTTCATTCTCAAGCTTATTGTCATGCCTTGGGCCATATACATACTCAACCCAAGTTAGCTTTATTTCTGGGTGCATCCCGTAATTTGATGAAAGACGGTCATACTCTTCGTGATAATCAATTTCCTCAACTTCATACCGAATAACATCACCTTCAACCTGATACTTTTTACCTTCAGGCATTACAAGCTCACGCCTACTATATTTTTCAGCCGTACCATCACCATAAATAGCTTCCAACATTTTTACTTCATGCTCAAATACAGTCTTAGCGATCTTGGTTTGCATACCCTTGTAAACAGTGACATCACATTGTTTAGCTAACATAAATCCTCCAAAAAGTTTAAAAAGGGCGGAGCCTTTCAGCTCCGCCACAATCCTTATGCGATAGAAAGAACCGCATGGGCATTAGCCCTTGTCATGCACAAAGCTCCACGCCATGTCATACCGAAATAATGCTCGTAACGGTCATAAGGGCGAGGCGGTTTGCGGGAAATCTTACCTTGGATTTCCTTCAACTGCATATAACGACTATTAATGAAATAACATCGTTTAGGCCACGTTGGTGAAGCAGTAGCCAAATCATCAAAGGTTGGATTCCAAAGAACCGGAACGCCCTTGAATTTCAGCATTTCAGTACCACCTTCGACAACAAATTGGTCGCCAGAGGAGTAGTTAACACGCCCGTAGGTTTTCAACATGAAGTTTCGGTATCCGTCAATAAAGTCAGAACCAGCCATGATGAAATTAGGTCGTCCACCATTTTTGGTACAATCACGCCAAGCAATCTCCATCTTGTCGATAATCGTTCCAGTGGTAGTAGTTGTAGTCAATCCAGATTGAACATTGTTTCTCCACCATGAATTAGCTGCAACAGAACGATCAATTCCGCCAACAGTTCCAGTAGTAGGGTCTGATGCAACCAAATGATCCAGACCATCAATGTCATTAGTCCCGCCAGAACCATCAAGTAGAAGTTTCTGGTCGAATTGTTCATCAAAACCCAAATCCATAACCTCAATTTGTTCTTGGAAAAGATTCTGAAGCATCAATCGTTCTGCACCTGAATTTACAGAAGCCTTCTTATCGTCAAGAAGGGTAATACCATTCTGAATCAAACGATCTTCTTCGATAGCAAATCCATCATGTGCTGATCTCCATGGAAAAGAAGCTTGCTCAATAGTAGAACGGTTGTTGTACGTTACCTGCTGCCTTCCGTTAAAAAACTGGAAGTTAGATTGGTAGCGGTATCGGAGCTGAACCACGGCATTTTCTTTACCACCGGGCATAGACCCCTTGGTCTTCATAAGCTCTTTTAACCAGGGACGCTCTTGCGCTATCTGGTCAGAACTTTTATTTTTAAGGTAATACTCTAGCGAGGTTTTACCTACTATAGCTAGTTGATCTGCTGTAAATGGCATCTTTCAAACTCCTTATTAATCGGCATCCAAAGCCTGATTAATTGCCTCTAGCATTGTCGTTGGTACTTGTTGACCAGTGGACACACCAGAAGAAACAACCGGATTTGCAGACGATTTCTTGTTTTCGATTCGTTGGTTTGAAGATGAACCCATTGCACCATAAAGATGTTTGATAACTGAAGGCCATTGATTAGCAGGGTAGGTTTGGCGAATTTCCTCAACCATTCCCATTAACTTTGAATTTTTTGATTCAAAATCAATATCTGTTTTTTTCATTGAGTCTATAAATGAGCTTACTTGCCCCAGAGCGTTTTCCTTTTCAGAATTTGAAGCTCTTTGCGTTTCAGCTTCTTGGGTTGAACGCTGGGTTGCTTGTTGTTGCTGCGCCATCAACCTTTCCGCATTAGCAATTTTTAAAGCGTCATCTTCACTCAATTCAAAATCATCTACTCGCCCACGCAATTCAGGATAATCAGCCAAGAGGTCTACCCCCTCAACTTTTTCACCTAATAACTGGGCTTGCCGATGATATTCAGACTTAATTAGATTAAATGCTTCTTTACGATCTTGTTGATCGTTAGAATTTGTCATCCTTGCAAAATCTACTAGGTTTCCAAACCCTTCAGCATCCAAACCTGTTTGCTTAACCGCTTCTTGCATATTGCTTAAAGCTTCATTTGCTTGCTCTATATATGCAGCCTTCTCTTTATTATCATTTACAAGATTTTGAAACCGTTCTTCCGCCTTGGGCTTTAAGCCTTCAGGCATTTCATGGACATCAGGTTCTTCATCTTCTTCTTTAGATTCTGGCTCATCTTCTTCTTTATCTTCTTTATCTTCTGGCTCATCTTCTTCTTTGCTTTCAGAATCTTCAGGCTCATCTGGTTCTTCAGATTCTTCAAAATCAGCCCCTTCATCTTCAAGCGCAGTTTTGATAGCATCAGCCATTGTTTCTTTGGATGACGAATCCTCAACTTTTACGTCTTGTTCTTCTGCAACTGCCGTTGACGATTCCCGGCTTACGTCCGAATTTTGATTTTCAACTGTGGATGACGAATCCACAACATTTACGTCTGTCATATAAATATCCCCAATTTACTCAGAATTATTATTCTTCGTTGCGCCAGCAAGCTTTACAGCATTTGCAGTAGCCGTTTCTTCTTGCCGATCCACAATTTTTTGCTTATCCAGAGAAAACTTAGTTTCAGCCTTATAAGCATCCATACCATCCTTAAATTTTCCTTGCTCAACACTGTCTTGAATTTTCCCGATCTCCGCATTATTTTTCGCTGCCTTCGATAATGTTTCCTCAATATCAGCTTTTAATTGCTCCATCTGCAATTGCTGCGCTTCTTGAGCCTGTTGCATTTGTTGCATTTGAGATGGGTCCGGTTCCTTGTCTTTACGCAAAGGAATAAATTCATCAACATCAAACCGTTCATCCATACGCCTAAGTGTTTCTTGAGCTACCTTGATTAAACTATCAGCCAAATCATCCTGTTTCTTTTCACGCAAATCAGAAACAGAGACAAGCAATTCGGTTATCTTTGGCATAATGAATTGAGTCCAAATCTTCATCTCATTGTTGACGTTAGGATGACCAGAGGAACCAGCCTGAATTTGGATTCGGAGCATATTGTATATTTCACCCTTAGATAACTCTTCAGGCCAAACCGCCCCTTCCTCTAATTCTCCAGTAGCAACCCCAGTTTCTTCATCAACCTTTGGACGAGCCATTGGCCCAGCGATTCCTTCAACTTGTTCTTTAGTTAGAACTTGCAGAAGAATTTCAATAGTATGTTTTGCTAAACGCTTAAACCAATCCTCAACTTCATCCGTATCAGCCGTTGTTTGCACACCGACATCCTGGGTAAGTAATTGAGCCTCACCTAAAGTTCTTGAACGATTACTTTTTGGTTGCGTTACTTCGCCACCGCCAGCAACACGCTCCATATCTCTTTCAGTATGTTCAGTTCCATATACAGACGGATCAATTGGAGGAGGAGAGAAAACATCAATGGATTCTCTTAGCGGTCTACCCGCAGCAGCGTCCACTAAAACAATTTCACCCGCTTTAGCAGAGGCTATCGCCTTCGCATCTTTCTCTGATATATCTTCACGCTTTCCAACCCAATGCGGTATAGACATATCCTTGTGAGCTGCGAAGCGAGTCCTAGCAGAATTATGTTCATCCTGAAGCTCCAACAACAGCTCAACATCTGAAACAGGGTAAAACTGCCCATCAATAATGTTTGTGGCTAGAGGGAAATACGGAAACCATTGCTCACCAACAACTTGGGGCTTTAACGGTTCTTGAATAAACTGTCCTGCACCGTCTGGAAGATAATGAACTAACCTATTCTCACGATCCCAAATCTCCCAAATTTTAATTATTTCCTTCTTGGAAGAGTTAGAAGAATTACCAGCCGGGGATTCTATAGAAACTTTACTATCATCTACATTCCAAGTTTTAGTTCCTAAAGGAATTTCCCCCCACCGTCTTTTGGCATCATCCGGTGTCATTAAAATCTCTTCCGCTATAAACGGAGTCCGAATATAATCATCAAAGTTTTTAGTTGTAGATAAGTCCAGCAAGATTCGCTCAGAATCTACAACATCAATCGTCAAACCCTCAGATATAATCTTTTCAGATTCTTGCTCTAAGGATGAAACAAATTGCTCCAACTCCAATATTTTCCGATCCCGTTCCCCCAAATCTTCATTGCTTT